TTGTCGTATTTCTGACCCTTTCAGGTTAAAATACGCTTCAATTTTTTTAGACTTAACAGGATTATTAATCCCATTAAGTTTTATTTTTTCTAAGAGTTCTTCTTTTTTGAACTCTGCTTTTTTCGATATTTGTATGTGGGGTTCGAAGTCCCCAATTTTCATATTACTCATCATATTTTCCCTACATGATGAACTTGGTTATAAATCATGTTTGATTTAATATTCCTGTCAATTGATAGTTCTGTTTCTGCTATTATGCAGAACTCGAAGATATACCAACAGTCTTTTAACTCACTATATTTTTTACGATAGCGTGCTGCTATCGCATTTTTCTTATCTTGTAATAAGTTTCTCTTTTTCATTATTTTCTCCTGTTTATTATTCCATCCTTACTCAATACACCATGTATTGCTATCCCTTTGGAAGATAGACTGGTAAGTTAAATAGTTACAACAGTTTATTAGACTTATCAACAAGTTATCAACAAATGTTAATAAGTCTAATAATGGTTATTTTATTTCTCTTCGAGAATTATGAGTCTTGAAGAGAAGATCATATAGATCCTTTATTTCTTCAGGACTCATACTTTTTAGTTTATCTTTAGAATAAAGACCGCTCTTTAAGAGAAACTTTATTCTTCTAAGATGCTCTAAAACTTCATTCATTTTTACCTCCTTTCTAATTTAGGATTAGCAATTCAGTTATCAACATTTTCAACAATCGTTGACTAACCTAACTGTAACCCCGAAAAAAAGACTTGATTCATATACATAATTCCTTATATTCTATATATGTATCAAGTCCGTACCATGCTATAGATTAACATAGTTATAACAAAATGTAAAAGTAAATTTGTGGTAATGCTGGCACATTACCGTGATAGTTATTAATTCCATACCTATTCTCATAGGTTAACTATCTTGTTCTGTTTCATATCTGAGCTCAGACCGCATATTTCAGCGTTAAGAAACTTTCCCGTGAACCACGGGGGTCAGCAGTTTAATGACTTGCTGAGGTCGTAAGGATATTTATGCATTTTCTCCCTGTTACCAGGGCGCTTTAATCCACTACATACATCCTCAGATATGTAGCTTAGATACTAATTTAATTTTTACTCTTAGTGTGTATCACTTACTAAGAAACCTTGCAATATTTAACTTCTCCAGCAAGGATGGAGGAACAGTTTAACGAGATGTTCAGCTCTTTTAGTACCCTTTTATAACCGCCCAGATACTCTAAGACGGACAAGGCAATCAGAAAATTCTGACTGCCCTGTTTTCGTTAATATTAAAAAAGAGATACAAGTTAATGTATCTCTTTAAGGTTTTAAGGTTAAAATACGATTTCTGAATTTAATCCCTTCAGAAAATCGTTATTTTCTTCTTTGGAGGTTACGCCCTCCAAAGTGTTAAAAATATCTTCTGCGGATGCAGAGATGTTTTTAACACTGAGGATATCCGCGTCTGGTACGCGGTAACATGTTTCACCTAATGGTGAAAGTATTTCGTCAATTCGGTCTCCGAATTGATCTTTCGTAGTTCCCTCTGGGACTCGAAATATTAAAGACCCTTTCTTTGACAGAAATGGTCTGAAAGATAGTAGCATTGTTATTATTTCTTTCATAGTGTTCTCCTTATATTAATTATAATTAACCCTGCAAGCAGGGTGACCAGAAGGGGAAAAAGTTTCAACGAGTACTGGGGGGGTATCAACCTTAAGTTGACCCAGTGCCGTTGAATGTGTATCTCTCAATCAGATTCTACCGAAAATTTTTAGAATTTTTTTTAGAATTTTTTTTTGATAATTTTTTTTATATAATATTTTTTATATTATGGTGGTTAAAAAAGGTATTAAATGTATAATGTTACGATAAAACATAAGTCGGGAGTCCGTAAATATCCGATATATTTTTTAGAGGAAGATCCTGAAGTTGATTATGTTCATTGGTCTGAGGCAGATGAGGGTGATTTATGTATTAGTGATGATGGTATGATAAGTGAGGTGATCCGTAAGTCTTTATATTTGAAGGAGGATGGTCGTAGGAGTAATTATATTCGTACTCCTTTGGGTTATAAGTTTTGGTTTGTGGGTAAGTCAGTCCCTCAGTTCAATTGTCGTAAGCGAGAGAGTGCATATACTCATGATGGTGTAAGTGTTGCGGAGAGTGAGTCTCGAACGAGTTGGTATAGGAATTTAGTGATGTCTTATGCCCAGACGATGAATGAGCATGAGGCTATACGTTTAGTGTTTGGCGAGGATATAAGTAAGGTAAAGAAGACAAAGATGCGCAGGATAGTGCGTACAGAAAGGTTTAAAAGTATGTTAAGAGAAGAGTTGTCGAAGTTATTATCGGATTATGGTATAACGGAGGGTAGTATTATAGGTAGTTTGCAGGAGGCTATGGAGATGGCAAAGACTAAGAAGGATGTAAGTAATTTCATGCGAGGTATAGAGAATATGCAAGATATGTTGGGGATGCGAGACAAGCAGGTTATAAAGACTACAGCACAGGTAACAGCGATAGAGACGAAAGATTTATTGAAGGAGATAAATGGTGATGTTAAGGCAATTGAGGCTAAGGTGGAGTCTATAGAGGTTGATTAGTGGTACATTAGATTACGAAGAGAAGTATGAGCAGTTACAGGCATTGCGTAAACTGAAGAGTGACATGGGTTTATTTGGTAGAACCACTATGCCGACAGCTTTTAAGAAGGAGACACCTCCATTTCATTCATCTATTTACAGGCATTTGCAGGATGTTGGTAAGAAGCGTGTATTGATAGCAGCTCCTCGGGGTACTGCAAAGAGTACAGTAAGTACATTAGTGTACCCATTATGGCGATCTGCCTTTAAGACTGATGAGGATGAGATATTTATAGTGATAATATCGGAATCTCAGGCTCAATCTATCAACTTTTTGAGTCGTATTAAGTATCATTTGACGAATAGTACGAGATTTAAGATGTTATTTGGCGATATGGGACCAAATACGGCAAAGAGATGGACAACTACTGATGTTGTTCTTGCAAATGGTACTCGTATTGTTGCTGTAGGTACAGGACAAAGGGTTAGGGGATTTTTAGAGGGTGATACTCGCCCTACGGACATAATAGTGGATGATTTTGAGTCAGAATTGAATGCTTACACGAATGAAGCTCGTGCAAAGAACCGTAAATGGATGACAGAAGCCGTTATTCCTTCATTAGCAGACGATGGTAAGATAGTTATGATTGGTACTGTTATTTCAGAGGATTGTTTTTTATGTTGGGCAAAGGAATCACCAGCATGGAATGTATTATGGTATGCGATAGTGGATGATGATGGTGAGAGTATATGGAAGGAGCGTTTTCCTAAGTCGAGAATCCGAACAATAGAGGAGGAGTATAGGACTGTAGGTAATATTAATGGATTTTACCAAGAATACATGAATATAGCTCAATCTCCAGACTCTGCACCCTTTAAACCAGAGTATATCAAGTTGCATTCGTATGATTTTGAGAGGATAGACGGACAGCCTTGTTTGGTTAAAGAGACAGGTTCAGGTAAGGAGATAGTGCCTGTAGAGTTATATGCAGGTGTAGATCCAGCTTCTTCTTTGAGCGCTCGTGCAGATTACTTTGTAATGGTTACTGTTGCAATTGATTCTTCTAATAATAAGTATATATTGGATATAATTAGGGGTAGGTTTAATCCAGCAGAGCAGCCAGACATAATTATTAATTGTTATAAGAAATTTAAGCATAGGCGAGTAAAGATAGAGACTGTAGCTTATCAGGAGGCATTAAGAGCTTCAGTAAAGAAGATGATGCTTGATGAGAACATTTATATTCCAGGTTTAGAAAAGGGTTGTAAATCAAGGAATAGGAAGAGTGAGAGGCTATTATCGTTAGTTCCTGCATTAGCTAAGGGTGAATTTTACTTCAGGAGTCAGGATTTGGAGGCTCAGAAGGAATTTTTAAGTTACCCCAAGGGTAGGAATGATGATATAATGGATGCAATATGGTTTGCATTAGATAAGGCATATCCTTGTAGAATAAAGAGTGTTTCAGAAGTAAATAAGCCTAAAAAGATAAAACGAAAAATTATTGATTGGATGACACAGTAATTTATGTATAAGATATAATATATGGAATATCCAAAAAGTAATAAGGTAGTAGAAGAAACTCACACGCTTTTTCGTAAATATACGAAGGAGAGAGAGACTTGGGCGAAACATGCTCAAGAAGATCGTGAGTTTAGACTTGGGAAGCAATGGTCTTCTGAACAGAAAACAGTTTTAGAAGCTCGTGGGCAAGCACCTATTGTAGTAAATAGGATACATCCAGCTGTAGAGACAGCTAAAGCTATGCTTACTTCTTCGAGACCTTCTTTCAGGTGTAGTGCAAGAGAAGATAGTGATAATAAGATTTCTAATGTATTCAATACTATGCTGGAATATGTATATGATAACTCAGATGGTGCAGCAGTATTAAAGAATGTAGTTGATGATTATTATGTATCTGGTATGGGCTGTATGCTCGTATATCAAGATCCTAATGCTGATCGTGGTAAGGGTGAAGTGATGATAAAGGATATTGATCCTTTAGATGTTTATATTGATCCTAATTCAAGGGATAGATTTTGTGGTGATGCAGAATCTATTATTATATCGAGGTTATTTTCTAAATCTCAAGCAAATAAGATGTATCCGATGTATGAGGCTAAGATAAAGAACGCTTCTTCTGATACTGATTGGGGTCAAGAACTGCCAAATACGGACAGAGTTGATAATTTTGAGACTTCTTTTCCTGGTCAGCATGGTCAGGCTGAAGATACTTATTTAAGAGGTTATGAGCGATATAGTAAGATATCATTGACTAAATACATGGTATTTGAACGATTTAGTGGTAAAGAATTAGAATTAGACGAAGCTCGATACTCTATATATAAGAAAAAGGAAGTTTCGGTAGTAGATGGTCAAGTATTCCCAGTAAATAAGGATTTTCCTAAATCTATTACAACTAATGGAGAATTAATAAAATTAGGTACTATTAAGGTAGTTGAAGTACCAGAAGTAAAGATTAAGCAGTGTATTATTATGGGTGATAAGCTTTTATATGAGAGAATATTACCAACAGACAATTATCCTATAGTATTCTTCATGAATATGCATACGAGGACTCCATATCCTACTTCAGATGTAAGAATGGTGAAAAGTTTACAGGAATATATTAATAAGACAAGATCATTGATTATTGCACACATGACTACATCTACAAATACAAAGGTCTTAGTACCTACTGGTAGTGTAGATATGACTACTTTTGAAGAGAAGTGGGCGCAACCTGGTGTAGCAATAGAGGTAGATTTTGATATGGGTCAGCCTATTACTGTGGCTCCTACACCTATTCCGAATGAATTAATGGCAAATGAGATGAGTGCGAAGCAAGATATTGATCATCAGCTTGGTTTATACGAAATGATGCAAGGTAATGCGTCAGCAGCTCCTCAAACTTACAAGGCTACTATTGCTTTAGACGAGTTTGGACAGCGTAAAATGAAGTCTAAAATGGGTGATATTGAATTAGGACTTGCAAGAGCAGGTATAATAGCTATAAATTTCATGCAGCAATTGTACACTCAGGAGAAAGTTATGAGAGTTGTTCAGCCTAATAATAGCATTACAGAAATTGTTATTAACAAGAAATTGGTGGATGATAAGACTAAAGAGATAAAAATCTTTAATGATGTTACGATTGGAAAATATGATTTAATGGTAGTTGCAGGTTCTACACTTCCTTCTAATAGGTGGGCAGAGCTTGAATTATACATGGATGCGTATAAGAATGGAATTATAGATAGGAATGAAGTTCTTAAAAAGACTGAAGTATTCGATATGGAAGGAGTTCTTGAAAGAATTGATATGTTGCAACAGTTACAAGGTCAAATGCAGCAAGCACAAGAACAGATAAAGAACATGAACGGAGACATTCAGACTAAGGATCGAGAGATTCAGCATTTAAGGAACAGAATTGAGACAGAAAAGTTTAAGTCGAAACTTGATGCTCAGACTCAAAAGAGTAAGGCAGCGAATGTTATTTTCGAGAAAAGACTCGATGATACACTTTCGACAGTTAAACAACAGCTTCGGACAGAGATGGCATTAGCCAATGCTGAAGCTAAATCAGGAGACACCCCTTCAAAAGGCTCTCCAAAGAAAAAAGGTAGTAAATAATGGAAAATTTAGAAGTAGGTTCAGTAGATACCCAAGCAATCAACCCTAATACGGAAGATCTTAGCTCTATGTTCGAACCAACTACGCAAACCGAGGAAGCATTTACTGAAGCACCAGCAGCTCCTGTAGAAGGACAACCTGCGAATGCAGAAGGGCAACCTCAACAAGTAACACCAGAACAACCTCAACAGCAACAGGCTGAACCCCAGAATAATGATCAAGTAAGATATGATTACTGGCAATCTCAAGCTGCAAAGGCTAATAATGAGTTGAATGGAGTTAAACAGTTTCTTCCAATGGTAGAACATTTGAAAAACAATCCTGATTTGTTGCAAGCCACCCAAAAAAGTATGCAGGGTGTACCAGAGCAACAAGAGCAGTTAGTTTTTCCAGATCCACCAGAGAGACCTGAACAACCAAGGATGTACAGTCGTGAAGAAGCTTATTCAGATCCGAAGAGTGAGTCTGCCGCTTATCTTGATGAAGTTGATAGATGGAATCAAGATATGATGCAGTATAATAACTTAAAGATTGAATTTCAACAAGCTAAGTATGATGAGCATATAAATTCTATTAATGCCAAGGAGCAAGCTGAAGTGCAAAGACGACAAGCTGTAGTGCAAGAAGCTAATCAAAAGAATGACATTAAGCAATATGTAGGCGCAAATTATAACTTAACAAACGAAGGTCAATCAGAAGGTTCTTCAGATCATTTCGTTCAATGGGCATCCAACCCAGAGAATTTGACTATACCAAACTTAGTAAAGCTGTATAAATTACAGTATGGTGTAAATACCCCTACTGAAGCTATGGCGCAACCTTCACCTGTATTTAATCAGGTGCAGCAAGCGCAACAGATACCTTCACCAATGGGTGTAATGCCAGCTCAAGGACAGACAAATCGAAGTGAGGTTGATCAAATTATGGATTCCATGATAGCAGAGCAGAATAGAAATAACCCTTTTTAGGGTAGGAGATTATTATGGCTGATTACACAACAGCTTATTCAAATGATACAGGGAATGCCCCAACAGGTGTTTCAATTAATGATACAAGAAGAACCTTAGATTTTGGGAGCAGAATTGCAGAATTAGCTCCTCAACAATCACCCTTCTTTGTATATTTAAATAAAGTGGCAAAAAAGTCCACTCCAGATCCAGTATTTAAGTTCATGGAACAAAGACATCAATGGCAAAGACGAAATTTTAAAGTTTCTACAGCTGTTACAGATGCAACTTATACAAAAGGTAGTGCAGTTCCAGCTGATTTAGTTCTTGATTGTGCTTATGATAAGTTCGGTAAAACAACTACTTTAGATGAACCTTGTACTTTTATACTTCCTGGTCAAATTATATCTATAAGAGGGACCGATGGTAATGTTGCAACTATAAAACTTGCTTCAGATGCAACAATAGTACATACAGCAGTAACTGGAACAACCGCAGGATATACAACTATTACAGCTGCTGGTGCAACAGTTCTTTCAGATACAAATACTGATACTGATTTTGCGTCAGGTGCAGAAGGTCAAGTTATTGGTAGTGCATGGGCTGAAGGAAGTAAAGCTCCTGATGGTTGGGAAGATGCTTTATATGACAGAGAAGGTTATTGTCAAATCTTTAAAACAGCTATTAAAACATTTTCAAATACATCTATTGCTACAGAGTATAGAGGTATTAAAAATGAGTTTAATCGTAATTGGACTGAAAAGTTAATGGAACATAAAATGGATATGGAGCAAAACTTCTTATTCGGAATAGGTAGTGCTGATGAATCGGCTTCTGGCGCTCCATTACGATACACTCATGGTATTGTTCCTTATACTGAAAAGAATGGTAAAATATATAACTTTACTTATGCAAGTTCAGGTTATGATGCTTTCTTAGAAGCAATGGAAGATTTCTTTTCTCATGAATCAGCTAATAGTGGTAATAAATTAGTATTGGCTTCACGAAAAGTAATTTCATTCTTGAATAAATTAGGTAATAGTGGATTTATAAATAATACTGTTGGTTCATCTCAATATAAACTTGATGTGGCTAATATTCCTGGTAAGTTTGGGCATAATGTGACTAAAGTAGATACTATCTTTGGTAACTTACATTTTGTTGCAGAGCCTTTATTTAGAGGAATGTATGAAGATTATTGCATTGCTCTTGATATGAAGAACTTAGCATATAGACCTTTAGTTGGTAATGGATTAAACAGAGACACATTTATCAAAACAAATGTTCAAGATAATGATGTTGATGGAAGAAAAGATATGATTACAACTGAAGCAGGTTTAGAGATTAGTTTGCCTGAGACTCACGCATTATTAAAATTTAGTTAAGGGGGTCGTTATGGCTTGGACTAAATCAAAATCAGGTGGATACACTAAATATACTCAAACCTTACTTTCTGATGCTGTTGATGAAATAACTTTAGCAGGTGCAGGTGCTTTAATTAGCACTGCTCAAGATGTTCTTGTTTCAACTAAGGGTATGGGTGGTTCTTATGCTCAGTTATTTGAAACAGCTGTAGGTGGAGTTGTGAGTATTCCTAAAGGCGCTCATGGATTACAATTGACAGATGATGGTGGTGGCGGTGCTGTTACTGTCTATGTCGAGAATAATTCAGGCGGGCAAGGAGACCTTAGTATTTCAGGTATTGGTGCTGATCCTTCGTAATCGTGTAACCGTGGTTAATGGGGGAGTTGTTTTCAATTCCCCTGTTATAATATAGGAGTTAAATGGCTACTTTTACGACTGAAATAGAGAAGTATGCAGGGTCTGCTGTAGGTTATTCTGATGAAATTTCTGGATGGTTAGATGATGGTGTAAGGGATATTGTAACTAAATCAATAGTTAAATACCCTGAAACTATCAATACTTTTACAAGGACTTTTAGAAGTAATGTTCCTGATGATATAATAGATGGGTATTTTAGTGTAAATGGAGTTTTTTCTATTTATAAAATTCCTTTAATTGTATCTATGTTTAGAAGTGATGGAACAGATATGCATGAAGTTAAGGAGATACCTT